TCTCATTTCTTCACTACAACTCAATCAACAAGTTCATCTTCGAGAATTGCTTTGATTTTCTTTGGCATTTCTTCAATTGATTATGAATTAAATTCTTCGGAAGAACAGCACAAAGGCCGTTCTTCCATTGAATTGTATAAATGACTAAACTGTTGCATTGATTCAAAGTCAAACTGTCTTTCATAAAGAAGCTTTTCAGTTTGCAATTGCGAATCAGAATTCGAATGTTGCAACGATCTTGATTCCTTTTCAAAGAACTCTTCAAACTTCAATTTGAAGTGGTTTTCCGAATCAGTATTGAATTGCTGGTTTATAAACACAAGCGAATGATCCTTTTGTGTTGTTTCAAGATGTTGCGTCAACAAGTCCTGATGTGTTTGTAAGTGCAGGCCAGTCTTGTGCAACTAATACATCAATATTCCAGATTTTAGCAAGAACACCGGCTGAAATAGTTGCGTTTGGTCCGAACTTATCGATTGTTATCAATTCAGTCAATCAAAGTGTTTTGTTATAAACATTTGAAGGCTCAATGAATAATAAGTTGTTCAATTCTCCTTGATAACGTGGATCAAGAACATCTTTGACTGCAAGATATTGTGCAGCAGTTATTGTTCAAACTGAAACACCTGTATTTGCAATTCCGACTTTTCTGATTCCGTCAGTTCATTGTGTGTAATATGGGCTTCCTGAATATGTTCAGTTTACATTTCAAGATCCAGAAGCTGTTGAATCGGCGTTGATTATGAATGCGTCGATTGTTCTTGCAGCTGCTCTATTTACTCTTTCGCGAATTATTGCTTCAAGTCTGTCAGTTGCATATGTCAATTCTCTGTCTGAAACATCAACTGTTGTGATAAACTGTCATTGTGTGATTGTTATCTTATCAGTTGCTGGTCCATTATTTGCAGGTGTAAGAGTTCAAGCACCAGTTGTCCATTCTGAATTTCATTGGAATAGACTTGCTTCACCTACGATTGGCACGATTTCTGAAACAGCCATATTGTTTCAGTGATTTCAAGGCAATAAAGGTAATAATCTTGAATATGATCCTACAAGATCAAGTAAAGGATCTCACATCACATTTGTAGGAACTAATTCTTGTCAGAAGTATTGCGCACCAGTGTTCATCACTTCATTGGCTTTTGCTTCTTCTTCTACTTCTGGCTTTTCAACAACTTCTTCTTCTTTTACGAAGATTCAAGCTTGTTTTTTTGCTTCTGCTACGATGTCTTTGAAGTTCATTTTTTTGATAAATTAAATGATAAATATTTATAAAGATTTGATGATTGACGCGATGTCATAATATCATCATTTTTTCAGTGGTCTTTTATATTGCAAGCCACTGGCAACCGGTGTGTTTTTCACTGCGGTCGTCATTCTATCAATAGTCTCTAACGAATCAGCAAAAAGCTTTGTCATCGTCTCAACTTTTGATTCAAGCGATTTGATTTTTTCATCTTTTTCTGCAAGTTTCTCATCAAATGATTTTGAAAGCTGTGCAAATTCAGATTTGAAATCGAATTGCTTTTGTGATTCAGTTTCAATTGATTTCGTTTCAATGATTTCATCGTTGCTTGTTTCATCAACAACTTCATCATCTGCTGGTGTTTCAACCGCATTTTCAGAATCTTCTTCAACTGATTCTTCATCTATTTCAGAATTTTCATCTGCTCATTTATCAGAAGAATCGTCATCAGAAACGATTTCTTCTTCGTTGTTTTCTTCTTCTACTTCTTCTCATTCAACAATTTCTTCTTCTGCATTGATTCATTCAACAACTCATTCTTTTTTTTCTTCTTCAATTTCTTCTGGTGCTTCTGCTTCATTTTCATCATTTTCTTCTTCATCTTGAACATTTGTTCATTCATCACTTTCTTCATCGTTCTGGTCCGTTTCGTTTCAGTCATCAATTGACTTTTCTGCTTCATTTTCTTCAACTTTTTCTTCAACAGTTTCAGATTCTTCAACAATTTCTTCTTCAACTGATTCATCTGCTTCTTGTGGATCAGCATTTTCTTCTTCTGATTCTTCAACTTCAAGCATATCTTCTACGCTTTTTGAAAGTGCATATGGGTTCATTGGAACTGAAACAACACTGATTTCATACAATTCAAGGTCTTTGATGATGTTTGTCATATCATAAGATCAATCAGCAAGTTCACGAACATCTGTTTCATAATCTTTGATTGAATATCAAATACTGAATGCACGTAATACTCAATTTTTTATCAAGTCAATCACTCAATCAGTATTTTGTGAAATCTTTGCTTTGATGAATAATCAATTTTCATCAATGTCAGCTTCTTCAACAATTCAAATCGGTTTATCTGCTTTGTGTTGCAATAAAACGATTGGGTTTGTCATATATCTTTCAAGTGCTGACGCAAAAGCTTTCGGTTCAACAACATCTCATCATCTGTCTTTGTCTTTCGTTGAAGCATATCACGAAATTTCAACAGCTCAATCTTCCAATGCTTGAACTGATTTTGTTTCTCGCAGTGATTGGAAGTATCACTTTTCTTTCACAAGTTTGAACTTTTTCATTGTTCTATTATAAGATATAAATCTACGGTGCTCTACGATACAACATTGTGCAACGACAATTCGGTCATCACGGTGCAATATCTACTCAAACACTCGGGTATATATATTCAAGATCAACTCGTCATTCATCTTCTGCTTCTGCGTGTTCTGGTCTCACTCTTGAATCGTGGCACGTTTCTCGTTTCTTCTGCATTGGTATTCACACATCATTCAATTGTTTGATTGGCATATAGTTTCAATATTCATATGCTTTTCACATTTCACTCACTGCAATCGTATTTGCACGTGCTTGACTGAATAATCTTTCATCAAGTGCATTGATCTGATTCGCAACTTCTGACACGGTCAGATTGTTATCGATTCAATTCTTCAAGATTTCAATCACATCGTGCTTCGTTGTATAACTGATTGCTCATTTGTAATCTGACAGATTCAATTCTCATCGTTTCTTCACATAATTGTCAATCGTGTCTGGGTAATATCTGAATCAATTTTCAAGCAATAAAGGTTCAAGCAATCTGAATGTTCTCTTGTATCATTTTTCAACTGCTTTTTTTATTTGTGGCTTCATTTCTTCAAGCAGGTCATCAACTCACATTTCTTTTCGAAATCATCACAACGGTTCATCATTTTCAACATCATATCGTTCTTTCTTTTCTGGGTATAAATGCACGTGCTGATTGTTCATTCTGTTTCGTGTGATTTCGATGTTGTATTTGTAATTCTCATATAAGTCTTCAACATTTGCTTCAAGGAATTCACGTTGTTTCTTGAAAGATTTTTCAATGATTGTTCTGATTTTCAATTCACGACGCAACAATCTTCTGTAATCTGCTGAAACACTCATTGATTAAGTTTCGTCAGAATATAAAACGGGATCAAGTGCAATATCTTCAAGCAATACAACGTTTCTTGAAACAAGTAATTTGTCAGCATTTTCATCATCAAGTTTTTCAAGTCATCTTTCAACTCTTGCTTCATTGATTGTCATTATTCCACTTGCAACATCTTTTCTCAATCATTCCTGTCGTTCTTGTGATTCTTCAAGTTGTTCTCAATCAACTTTGATCCATATTTTCGCGAACAAATCAGGTCTGAACATTTCAAGCAATTTGTTCAATATATGTTCGAAATCGCTTTCAAGTGGTCTCAATGTTCATTCAATGAATTCTTTTCTTTGATTATCTCAATTTGAATAATTCACTGTTTCAGTATATCACAATATGGTCTTCGGAACACCGAACACGGCAGAAATCTTTTCTGTTGTAAGATGTCTTTGATTGATGAATTCCATATCACGCGGTGTCAATGAAATCGTTTTGATTTCTTTCACTCATCAAGCAACAAGTGTTTTGTGTTGATTGTTGCTTCATTTGAATTGTGCTTCAAACTGGTCTTTTGCATTCTGCATTTCATCATCTGTCAGATTGTCATCAAGCAACAACATTGCAGAAGGAATTGCAGAATTTTGATAAAATGAATAATTTGTTTTCATTGCTTCAAGATCAGACATTGCGTCATATATGCAACCGTTCAACACTCACATTCAATCAACTGAATTGTGAATTGAATCTTCTCGTTTGAAATATGCAAGTTGATTCGGCATATATTTTTTTGTTTGTCATTGACTTGAAACTGTGAAATATTGAATCACTCAATATTGATCCACTGTCTTTGAAACTATTCTTGAATCGAATATGTTGTATCAGATTGTTGTTCAAGCTTCATTCTCAATCGGTGCAACATATAATTCTCACGAAAGCATATAATTACGATACAAATCTTTTTTTCGTTTCAAGAAAGTTGGTGCTTTGAACAAATCAAAAACTTCATCAGTCAACAATTCATTGTCGATTGTTTGTCTTTGATTATCTTGCAAGTATATTCCATTTCTCGCAACTCAATTTGCGATTTTCTGAATTGCTTGTCTGATGTCTCAATTGTATTCATACAATTCATAATATGTATTCAAATCAATTGAATAATCATTTTTCAAAAGTGAAGCAAGACTTTGAAGATTGCTTCAATATGCTTTTGTTTGAATTCAGAAAGTTTTTGCAACTATGCTTTTGATTTTTTCTGCGAATCACATTCACGCGTGTTTGTGATATAAATTGACATTGTGCATTATAATCAGCAACTATGAATGCACAAAATATTTCAAAAAAAAGCAAGTCTTCACTTGCTTCTATTTCTTCTCGTTGATTTTGAAGTCAACTGTCGGAATATTTTCAATCTTGACTTCAATGATGTCAAAACAATCTGGCAACTCGATTTTTGCTGGCAGTTTGTAATCATATCAGCATTCATCTTTTGCTTCTTGCAACATATCAACATATCGATTGTATGTTTCAACGATCTTCACGAATTTGTCTTGAAATTCATTTGCGTTCTTCACACATTCACGCAATCAATTCAAACAGCTTGCAAGATAATTGAATTTTTCTTCAATTTTCATTGTTTCTTCAAGATGTCTGTCTTCTTCACATTTGAATGTGAATTCATCAATCTTTGTGTAAGTTCTTTTTGACATTGTCATAATAATTAAGAATAAAAAAGTATCTTATTCTGTTCTTTTTCTTGAATCAAGTTCATCAGCTCTTGATTCTCAATATTCAAACAGATTAGGATCAAGCGAATCTTTTTTCTTTTGAATGAATTTTCGGAATTCAAACATTGTGATTTCTGTTGTGAACTTTTCATCATTTCAATCTTTGTTCACTTCATTCAAAAACATCAAGATTTGTCTTTCACAAACAACAACTTCAAATGCTTCGGCTTTTTGTGTAGGTGAATACCACTCTGATTTTCTTCTCATTTTCTAAAATGCAGAAATAAAAAAACTCTTGTTTTGTTGTTGCATTGCAAGAAGCATTGCGTCAATTCTGTCATCGTGTTCGCCATTCGGGAATGAAAGCAATTGTTCAATCAATTCATCATTTCAGAATCACGGTGCAAAATACACTTTCTTGTCTTCAAACAAAACTTGTTTTTCAAGCAATCTTGTTGTTTTGTCTTTGATTGTTCTGTATTCTTGAACAGCCATTCACAAACGTTTGAACACATTCTTCAAAACAGCTTGATATGCGACCGTCTCAACAATCACTTTTTTTGCATTGTATCTTTGATATTGTTGAAACACAACATTTGCAGAAGCACCGATGTCTTTTTCTTTTCAATTCAATCAGATTGATTCAAGATTGAATATTTTGTCTCATTTGAATCACGTGATATTGATTGCGTATTCATCGCTTCATTCTTTTTCACTCACAGCTGGATCAACTCATATTTGAATGAAATCAAATTCATATCATCTGCAATTTTCATCATATTGAATCATTTCACGTGAAATGATGTGCTGTCAAATCACATAAGGAATCAGCATATAGTTTTGATTGAATGAAATGCTTCAAAGTCTTCTTCTTTCAGATTCAAGTGATGTGTATTTTTTATTTGAATCAGTTATTCATTCATTCAGAATTTCTGCTTCCTTATCTGTTTCAACAAATCTGTTTCGAACAATCTTTCATTTTTCATCATATATCGGAATTCTGATTGTGATTCGATTTTTGTCTTTTTTGATGTGTTCACGAAAACGTGGAACAAGTCAATCTTCATAAATTGTATTTCAAAGGAATATCATTTGTGTTGCGCTGGTCGTTCATCAAAGAACTTCATTCAACAAGAATTCAAAGTTTTTGTCGATTTTCTTTTTTGAATCAGTTGACGTCATTGTATCAACATCATCAAACACAAGCAAATCAGGTCTGAATTTTCAATCGGGTGCTGTATAGTTTTTTCATCTTGGTGATGTTCAAAGCGACATCGCCCTGACATAGCAATCATTTTCTGTGATAAATTTATCAATACGCTTGATTTTCTTTTGTCATCAACGATTCATAAATTCTGGGTAATACAAATGTCAGTAATCACGAATGAATCTTTCTCATCAGTCTGTGTCTCATATGAATGAATTTGCAATGTATGTCAGATTTTCTTCTGCATTCTCGATTGTTTGTGCGTATCGCATTATGTTTCTTTTTTTCTTGTAAGCGATACATCGTGAAACGAACATCTGTGCAATTGTTGTTTTCGCCGATCCACGAAATCATTCAATGAACACATTCTTTCATTCTTCAAGTGCATTATAAATTGCAACAAGACATTCAGGTGTTTCGAATGTGTAATATTCCATAAAATAGAACTTGCAAAAATCAAAGAAATTGAATTCAAAATATTTGTTTCTCAACAAACTGCTGTTCTTCAATAGTTCAATTGCTTTTTGTTTGTCCATTGATTGATTAAATAATAAATTGTCAATATGGTGTGATTTTCATTTCTGCTCGGAAGCGATTTTCATCAATCAGCGTTTTCAACTGATTATTTGACTTTTTTGATTTTAGTATCGAACAGAATATCAAGTGCTTCTGATTCTTCTTCACTCAATCATTCAACTTTACTTGCATTCATATTGTAATTTGCTCAAATTGAATTCGGTTCTCACAATTCTGTCTTGAACATACGCAAGATTTTTTCTGCATTCACAACATCAATGTCTTTTTTGATTTTTCATTCTTCATCAGGTTTACTTTCTTTCACATATTTTCAGACTTGCAACAGCAACAATTGAATGATTGCTTTTTTTCATTTCATCAAGTCTTCAAGTGGAACTTGCAATTCACTGATTTGTTGCTTTTGAATTTCTTTCATTGTGTCTTCAACGATTCTTTGTTTCAGTTCTTGCTTTTCTTTGGATCGTCATTTCGTTCTTGTTGCTCGGCGTGAATTATAACTCACTCATTTATCACTCAAAAATCACTTCACTTCATCATATCAGCTTTTCAGAAATTCCACGTGCAATGCTTCATAATCGTGAACTTGTCTCATCTGATTATTTCTTATAAATTAAATCAAGCCATTGTTCTTTGATTGCTTTTGAAACACGATACATCATCAAAGGCGGAACAGACATTCAAATCAAATATTCAGGTCTGACTTTGTTGAAATCATAATCATCTGGTCGGCTTCATATTCTTTTCAATTCTTTGTGATTCAAATATCTGTTTTCTCATCGAACAAGATTTTTGTCTCACGCTGCAATTGTGTTGCATACATTGTTATCATATAATCGATTTGAATTGAAGAATGCTGATTTTCATCTGTATCTTTTGTCAGCTTCATCAAGTCAATGATCTCAATATTTTGCATATTTGATTCTGATCTTGACTGATTCTGGCACCGGTCTGTCATTTCTTCACGATTCATCTTTCACATTTTTGAAAGGAATCGGTTTTTCATTGAATGCAAGTTTCAGTTTAGGCAGTTTGAATTCTTTTCTGTGGGCGCAGAAAAAGATTCTTTCTCTTTTCTGTGGCAATCACATTGTAGCACCATTCAAACAGAATAATTGAACATCATATCACATTTCATCAAATCTTTGAAAAATCATTTTCAAATATCATTTTGCATTTCATTTCAGCATTCATTTCACATTTTCAGCAATCACGATCTTCGGCTGTAATTTCTCAACACAATCAAGATAATCAAAAAACAAATCAGACAAGACTTGTTTTGCTTGTCATTCACGAAATTTCTTCTCTTTTCATCGTGCTCTTTCACGCAATCAGCTTGTTGAAAATGTTGAACAAGGTGGGCTTCAATCAAGAACATCAATGTCAAATAAATCTTTTGGCAGTTTATCGTTTGGAATATTTTTGAAGTCTTGAACTCACATCAAGAAATTGAATCATTTTCACAAATTTTTTATATACACATCATTCATTTGTGGATCAATCTCACAGGTTCAAATCACTTCAAATCACGCATTTTTATATCACATTGAACTTCATCATCAGCACGAGAAACACGAAAAAACTTTGTATCAATTCTTTTCAATCTTTTTTAAGTCTGAAAGCTTTCGTTCGTATTTCATTATTTTTCTTCATCTGATGAATTAAATTCAAATCAACACTTTGGGCATTTGTGCTCAAATCATCACAAATCATCTTCACTGATCTCTTTGTTTTCAAAGTTTCAGTTGAAATCAAAATTTGCTTTTGTTTCTTCTGGGAATATATCATCAAATTCTTCATTGATGTCGATTTCAAGGTCTCAAATATTCAAATCTGGCATTGTTGAAAGTTCTGCTTGTAGGTTTTCAAAATCTCGTGGTGATTCATTCAATCTATTGTCAAGTATTCTGTATTTTTTGATTTGTTCTTCTGTCAGATTTTCTGCACGTAAGCACGGAACTGTTTTCATTCACAATTTTTTTGCTCATTCAAGTCTTCAATGTCATACAACAACGATGTTGTTTTTATCAATTACAATTGGCTGCAAAAATCAGAATTCTTTGATTGAATTCGCGATTCTGTTGATTTGAATTTCTCAATGAATTTTGTTGTTGAATTCATAAGGAATCAACTTTTCAACTGAAATTTCTTCGATTTTCATTTCTTCTCTTGATTATGAAATAAAATGGTCGCAATCAGTATGGTCTAATCACGACCACAGATTCAGAATGTGAAAATACATTCAAGATCATCAAACGTTTCACGCGTTTTCTTGCGTCAAGCTTTCGGCTTGTGTTGATCCATTGCTTTGAACAATGAATCGAAACAAACTACAAACTGACTTTCAATCAATACTTGAATTTTGAAACATCGATTTTCATTTCTTCACACTGCTTTCTCAATCGTTGATTTCTTTCTATCATTCGATTGATGTCAATGCTTCACTGATTCATATATTCAATGTGTTTTGCTTGCAATTCATCATATCTTCACGGTCGTTTTTCATTGAATCGTTGACTTGCTTCAATTGGGTTCTTATGTCGTCGGTTGATGTGGCAATTATAGCACAATGCTTTGATGTTGTATGGATCGCTTGCAAGTCTATGATCTCTTGCTTCATTGATGATGTGGCTTGCGTGAATTGATGTTTGTTTTGCTGTTTTTCAACAATGCTGACAAATGTATTTGTCTCTTTTTTTTGCAATCAATTTCGCAAGCTCAATGTTTTCATCATTCAACTTTTTTTTGCTGATTCACTTTTGATTTTTTCACATAAAAAAAGAAAGCGTCAGATAAATAGTGTATCGTCAACGCTCTACAATTCCGAAAATATCTTATGTCAATATCATAATATATTTTTTTTATTCAAAACGAAATCATTTTGAAAAAAGCTGACATTTTTCGTGTCAGCTTCATTCATTGTTTATGATAATATTGCAAGGCTTGTTTTGATACATCGAATGATGAAAAATATTGTGCAAAATATTCATATCAAATACAACGCACATCATAAACATCATTTGAATCAGTCTTCCATTGGTTCAATTGTTTATGATATAAAATATTGTTGTTTGTCTTTTGCGTCAAGTCTTGAAAACAATCTTTCAATTCATTTTCTCAATTTCTCATTCTTTGCTTCAAGTTCTTTGTTTTGTTGAAGCACAACTGAATGTCTTTGTCGCAATATTTCATATCTCTTTTTCAATCTGTGAAAATCATAATTCAATTTTGTGTATTCGTTTTCTGTATCAAAGAAACGGCTTCTCAAATATTCATTTTCAGATTCAAGCATATTTCATTCTTCAAGCATTTCTGCAAGTTGTTGATCTTGTTTTGCACGACATTTTCAACATCGCAATGCAGGTCATCAATTGAATCTTTCAGGAATGATTCTTTTGCAAATTCTACAATGATTCATTTGTTTTTGTGTTGTATGAAATAAAAATTGCATATTCTTCAATCAATTTGTCGAGTTTTTTTCTCAATTGATTTGATTCGATTATATCATCAGTTGAATTTCGTTTGTCTTCAATATCACGAATCATTCTTTCATATTCATCAGCAATCACTTTTGCTTCATCAGAATGATATGTGATTTTGATTTCAAAATTGTCTGGATCATATTTTCTTTCTTTGACTGTATATGCTTTCACATATATGTCTTTTTGTCATCTTTTTTTTCTGTCTTTTTGTATCAGTTGAATCTTGATTGCTTCTTCTTTTGAATATCATTTTTGAAGTCTTCAATAGAATTTCTGCTTCGGTGGTTTGGGCTGTGGCTGTTTGTTGTATCGTTCAAGTTGTTCTGCATATTTCTTGCTTCTGACTTCATATTTTCTTTCAACTGGCTTCACTGCAATGAATGGATCAATTCAACGTTTGATTCTTTGATAATAAACTGACATCGAACATTTCAGTCAAAGAAATTTGTCATATATCTCTTTGATTTGTGATTTTCTCATTTTGTTTTCAGTCAGAAAATAAAACTATCTTCTTATACTGAAATTTGCAGGATCAATGCTTCAATAAATTGTTGAAAGACAGGCTTTCATATTCTTTTCTCGTGATGAATCACTTGTTGCGTATCTGTATCATTTATCATCTCGTGATTGGCAATTTCAAGCATTTGATAAACATCAAAGTGTTTGTATTCTTCACAAATATTGATTGTTCAATGTTTTTCATATTGCTTCAAGTCAAGATTCCATTAGTGCAAAAGTTGGGCGATCTCAACGGTCATTGCTTCATACACTTCAAATGTTTTTTCATCAAGCACCGCGATTTCATCAGCTTGTTTCTGCAACAGTTATGCAAAGAATCACTCATTCTTTGATTCAATAGTGATTTTCAACTGCTCGAATCTGTGAAGCGTCAAGTCAATATGCTTCTGAAAGCTTTTTGAATTTCTCGTGTTCATCAGATCATTGAATTTCTGGCATTTCTTGTGCGTCTCACGATTCATTCAATTTTCAAGGCGTTCGAACATCGGCAGTTCAAGCCGTTTGATATTCATCTTCTGCTTTTCGTTCTGATAATTCATCAATTTCTGATTGAATCAACATAATTTGTTCATCATATTCAACACAGTATTTTGTGAATCAAAGAACATCAGATTTTGTTTGTGCATATGAAAGATTGTTCTGACAATCAAGTTTCTTGAATTGCAATTCAGAAAGTTGGAATGTCAATTCTGCAATTTTTTCACTGTTTGGGTTCACTGCATTTGCAGTTCATCGTGTTGCAATCAGAATGACTGCAAGTAAAATCGTCAATATTGTTGCGATTATAATTGAAAGTTTTTGTTTTGTCATTTGTTTTGATTAAATTGTAAAATCTTTTTTCATTGCAAGCTTGATGACATTGATGTATTCAACAACATTATTTGCTTTGTTCATCAAGTTTTCATACGTTGCTTTTGCAGCAATTAGTGCAAGTTCTCTTTCAAAGAACTCATTGTCAACGACCGCTTTTGCTGTTGTGTCTGTGTAAAGTTTCTTTCATTGTTGATCTTTGATGTCTTTCAACTCAACAAGACGCAATCAATAATCACGGTCGAAAACAAGTTTGTCTTCAAGATATTTTGATTTGATTTCAATCACTTTGTCTTGAATGATGTCTTGAAGTTCAAGTCGGTCAAACATATCTTGTTCATTCCATTTCAATAATTT